GTTTCCTGCGCATGGTTCTGCGGCCCGAGCTACCGCCCGCCCTGGTATGGCTCGATGCGCATTTCCCCGGCGCCGACTTCGGCCTGCGCGACTACCAGGCTGTGGGCATCCCGGAGCAGATCCGCCAGCCGCTGGCGTGCGAACTGGAAATCCTGGCCGGGCGCCCCGGCTGCGATGTGATCCTGATCGACGATTTGCGCTTGATCGAGGCCGGCGACTACGAGGCCGGCCCCGCCCCGGAGGAACTGGCCGTGGCTGCGCCGCGCGGTGCCGACTGGATCCGCCGCCGCTTCGCCGCGACGCACGAGGCGCGCGTTTCTTTGCGGGACCAAGGATATTTGATTCTGATTCCCAAGTGAAAGGCAGAGCCGTGTCCGAGTTTCTGGATTGGCTGCAACAGGCCGTGTTCGAGGCCGAGACTGGCCGCGCAAGCGCCAAAGAGATCAGGGCTCGACTGCTCGTCGAATGGGGCGGAGTGCGCGTAGTGGTCCCGAAGATCGACCCGGTCGAACGGCTGCAGATCAAGGCACTGATCGACAAAGGCACCGCCGAGCGTACTGCCAGAGCGTTCGTGCGGGGGAAGTGAGCGAGGGCTCGTGCGGCTTCGGCCGCCGTTTTCCTTTGCCGATCGGTGCTAGATTCGGCAAGCGGGCCTGTCCATGATGTCGCCTCATGGAGCCCTCCTCGATCCGCGCCGGAGACTCGATCACATGGACCCGTGACGAGGCTATCTTCACGCCGGCCGCCGGCTGGACGCTCGCTTACCGGCTGATTCCAACGTCCGGCACGGCGACCGACATCGCCACGACCGGCTCCGGGTCCACCTTCACCGCCACGCTTTCCGCCACCGCTACCGCGGCGCTGGCCTACGGCCGCTGCCGGCTGGTTGGCTACGTCTCCAAGTCCGGCGAGTACCACACCGTCCATGACGATGCAGCGTTCCAGGTGCTGGAAAACCTGCGCACTAAGACTGCCGCCGACCCGCGCAGCGCCAACGAGATCGAGCTGGCCGCCGCAAAGACCGCCTGGGCGCAGGGCAAAAAGTCGTATTCCTTCGCAGACCGTGAAGTCGTGTACCACGACTCCGCGGACATGCTCGTGCGCATCCGCTACCTCGAGCAGCAGGTCGCCAACGAGACTTACCTGGCCGAGATCGGCGCCGGCCGCGAGGCCGCCCCGCCCGGCCGGGTGATGTACAGGTCCGCCGACTGATGGGCTGGATCGCCGACTGGCGCGCCCGCCGCGCCGCCGCCAAGAGCGGCGCCGAGTTCCAGCGGCTGATGGAAGTCGCGCAGACGTCGGCCTGGCTGGCGAACTGGGGCACCGATTCGCTGAGCCTTAACGAGGATGCGAACGCCTCGCTGCCGGTGGCCGTGGGGCGCAGCCGCAACCTCTGGCGCAACAACGACTACGTCCGACGCTACCGGCAACTGCTGGTGAGCAACGTCCTCGGTCCCCAGGGCCTGCGCCTGCAGATGCGCATGACGCTGCGCGACGGCCGGCCGAACGAGCCGGTAAACGACCGCATCGAAGCGGCTTATTCCGCCTGGGGCCGCCGCGGCGCCTGCGAGGTAAGCAACACCCTGGAATGGGCCGACGTCGAGCGCCTGTGCCTGGAATGCCTGGCCCGCGACGGCGAATTCATCGTCCGCCTGCTGCCATCCGGCCCGCACGGGCTGCAGGTGCAGGTGGTGGATCCGGTGCTGCTCGACGTGGCGCTGAACCAGCGCCTGGCCGCGGGCGTGCGCATCGTGATGGGCGTCGAGATCGACGCGCTGGGCGCGCCGCGCGCCTACTGGCTGCGCAACAACGGCGAGCCGATCTACGAGGGCGCCAGCCTGCAGTCGCATTTACGCGTGCCGGCCGACGAGATCATCCATCGCTTCGTCGCCGAAGAGCCCGCCCAGGTGCGCGGCATCCCCTGGACGGCCACCGCAGCGCAGCGCCTGTGGCTGGTGCGCGACTTCGAGAAGGCCGCGCAGGTCGCAAGCTCCAACGCAGCCAAGCGAATCGGCTTTTTCGTCAGCCCGAACGGCGAGGCGCCGCCCGGTATGGGCGACACCATCGTCTCTGCCGTGCTAGACCAAGCCAAGGCCGCCGGCAAGGTGTTGACCGCCGAAGAGGTCGCCAAGCTCAAGGCCGTCGCCGACAAGTACGCCACGACTGCCCCGGGCACATACGACACGCTGCCGGACGGCTATGACTTCCGCCCGTTCGAGTCCGATTATCCGCACGTCGGCCACGGCGAGTTCGTCAAAGCCTGCCTGCGCGGCGCCGCCTCTGGCCTGGGCGTCAGCTACGTAAGCCTCGGCAACGATCTGGAGTCGGTGAATTACTCCTCTGCCCGCGTCGGCATCATCGAAGAGCGCGAGTTCTACAAGTGGGCGCAGGGGTGGCTGACCTGCGCGCTGCACGGGCCGGTATTCGAGGCCTGGCTGGAGCGCGCCCTGCTCAAGCTAGACGCCCTGCGCGTGCTGAGCGCCGAGCGCTTCGCCCAGTACGTCGAGGCCGCCACTTGGCAGCCGCGCCGCTGGGCCGGCATCGACCCGGTGAAGGAAGCTGCCGCCGCCGAAACAAACCTTAAGCTCAAGCTGACCAGCCGCCGCCGCCTGATCTTGGAGCGCGGCGAAGACCCGGACGAAGTGTTCGAAGAAATCGAGCAGGAGGATGCCCGCTTCGGTCCGGTCGAGAGTACGCCTGCCGCGCCGGCAGAACCGACCGAGCCGCCCGAACCGGAGGACGGCAAACCGGAAGACGACAAAACCGAATCCGACGACGAAGAGGACCGCGCGCGCCTGCGCGTGGTCACGGGAGCCTGATACATGGACCAGCCACGTAAGCCCGCTGCCGGCGACACGCTCGTCCGCGGCATCGCCATCGAATACCGCGCTGCCGAAGGCGAGGCGCCGGAGCGCTTCAGCGCCTCGATCTCCTCCGAGGACCCGTATCGCCGCTGGTTCGGCAACGAGATTTTGGACCACGGCCCCGGTGCTATCGACCTGGCGCGCGCCGCCGACGGCTTGCCGCTGCTCTACGGGCACGACCGCTATACCGCTGACACGCTGATCGGCCGCGCCGAAAACGTGCGCGTCGAGTCGCGCCGCCTGAAGGCCGACCTGCGCTTTTTCTCCGACGAGGAAAGCCAGAAGGTAGCTGTCAAGGTGCGCGAAGGCCACCGCGAAATGTCGATCGGCTACCGCGTCGACGAAATGATGCTGGAATCGACCGAAGACGACAACGACATCTACCGCGTTACCCGTTGGACGCCGTTCGAGGCGTCGATCGTCGCCGTTCCCGCTGACGCTACCGTAGGCGTCGGCCGTCAGTTTCAAACCACGGCGGCACCGCCCGCCGCCACTGCTCGAAAAGGAGCCATCATGCAAGAGCAAACCGCCCAGGCGGGCGCACCCGCCGACATCCGCGCCCAGGCGCCCCAGCATTCCGACATGGAGCGCGTCTCCGAACTGCTCGCGCTCGGCGAAAAGTACGCTCAGTACGTGACGCAAAAGGATGTGTCCGAGGCGATCCGCGGACAGAAGTCCGTCGAAGCGTTCAAGGATTTTATCCTCGCCCGCATGGAAGCATCTGCCTCCGGCGCCAAGCAAATGCAGATCGGCATGGGCAGCAGCGAGGTGCGCCGCTATTCGTTGTTCCGCGCGGTCGAGGCCGCAATCAACAAGGACTGGTCAAAAGCCGGCCTGGAACGCGAATGCTCCGAGGCGACCGCGCAACTGTTCGGCCGCGCTCCCGAAGGCTTTTTCGTGCCGATGGACGTGCTGCTGTCGCGCGACTTCAACGTCGGCACCGCGACCGAGGCAGGCAACCTGGTCGCTACCGGCGTGCGCGCTGACCTCTGGAACGACGCTTTGCGCAACGCGCTCGTCATGCCGCGGCTGGGAGCCAGGGTGCTGACCGGCCTGCGCGACTCGCTGAGCATCCCGCGCAAGGCCACCGCCTCAACGCTGGGAACCCTGACGGAAATCGGATCTGCCGCTGAGACCGCGCCGGCCACCGCCGCGCTGAGCCTGGCGCCCAAACGCGTCGGCGCCTTCGTCGAGGTCTCCAAGCAAGCCATCATCCAGGGCGTAATGGACGTGGAGTCGATGATTCGTGACGACCTGCTGGCCGGAGCTGCGGTGCAGATCGAATACCTGGCCATCAACGGCAACGGCACCAGCCCGCAGCATACCGGCATCCGCAACACCACCGGCATCGGCACCGTCGTCGCCGGAACCAACGGCGCCGCGCCGACCTGGGCGCACATCGTCGATCTGGAAACCACCGTGGCGTCTGCCAATGCCGAACCGGACACGCGCGCCGGCTACTTGCTCAACGCCAAGACCCGCGGCAAGTTGAAGCAGACATCCCGCGGCACCAACCTGGAAATGATCTGGGCGCAGTACGGCAATGACTTCCCGCTGAACAACTACCGCGTTGCCGTGACGCAGAACGTGCCGTCCAACCTGACCAAGGGCACCAGCACCACGGTTTGCTCGTCCGCAATCTTCTCGTCGGATTGGAGCCAGGAAGTGCTGGCCTTCTTCGGCGCGCCGGACGTGACCGTTGATCCGTACAGCAAGGCCGACACCGGCCAGGTGAAGATCACGCTGTCCCAGTTCGCCGATTCCGGCGTGCGCCAACCCGGCTGCTTTGCCAAGGCCGATGACCTGCTAGCAGGCTGATCGGCAGTCCTCGGAAACAGGAGCTTCGCATGGCTAGGGACGCGACCCGAAAAGCGGCACGCCTCCGGCTGCCTGCCATGCGATCCGCACCACGGGGGGAAGTCGCGGAGGCGCTTTGATGGTCTGGAAACTCGATGCACCGCAGGGCAACGAGGCGCGCAAGGTGCGCTTGGACGTCCTGCCGTACCTACACCACGGCTTGGACTTGGGATGCGCACCGGCCAAGGTTTGGCCACACCTGATCGGTATCGACAGCACCAAGGCCACGCGCTCGTTCGGCATCGAAATGAAGCCGGACATGATCCTGCCGACCGTCGCGCGCTTGCGCCCGTTCGCCGATGGCTCGATGCAGTGCGTATTCAGTTCATTTACTCTCGACCAAATTCCCGATTACCGCGCCGCGCTGGCGGAATGGTGGCGCGTGATCGAGCCATGCGGCTACCTGGTGCTCTACCTGCCGCACGCGGACTTCTACCCGCGCGCCGGCCAGCCAGAAGCTGATCCCGACCATGTGCATGACTTTCTGCCGGAGGACATCCGGCACGCCATGCAGAACATAGCGCCGGACTGGGCTCTGCTGGTCAATGAGTCGCGCACCGAAAACGACGAGTATTCCTTTCTGCAAGTGTATCGCAAGGATCCGGCCGGCGCCGGCCAGCGCGGGCCCTACCTGGATGCGCTTCCGGAAAAGCGCGCCGCCATTGTGCGTGTCGGTGGCAACGGCGATGCGCTATGGGCCAGCTCGCCGGCCTGGCACCTGAAGCAGCAGGGCTACCACGTCACCGTCTATACCGCGCACAACGGCGCCGAAATGCTGCGCCACGACCCGAACATCGACCGGGTCGTAAGCCTGCCGAACAATGCGATGACGGATGATGATCTGCGCGCCTACTGGTGCCACGAGGCGGTCAAGTACGAGCGCTTTCACAACCTCATCGGCTCAGTCGAAAAGACGTTGCTGTTCCATGACTCCGACGATGGCTACTGGCACCCGCCGAAACTGCGCCACCTGCTTTCCAATCGCAACTACTTGGACCAGGTGCATACCTACTGCGACGTCCCCCAAAAGCCCAAGATGCAGCGCTTCTACGCCGCGCCGCTTGAAGCGCAGTGGGCCGCCGCCATGCGCGACAAGCTGCCCGGTCCGCTCGTGGTGATCGCGCCGGCTGGATCCGGCGTGGTCAAGTACTGGCCGCACAGCCAACGCCTTATGGAGCTGCTGGCCGAGCGTGGTGTCTATTCCGTTGTGCTCGGCGATGTGCGCGATCCGGCCGTGATCGGCATCGAGCCCTACGGCTCCGTGATCGGAATGGAATGGCCGGTACGCCACGCCTGCGCTTTCGCCCAACTCGCCGACGCCGTGGTTGCCACCGAAAGCCTGATCGCTAACGCGGTCGCTTTTGCGCCTATGCTCAAGCTGATTACGCTAAGCCACAGCAGCAATGAAAACCTGACTCGCGACTGGCCGAACTGCGCCGCCATCGAGCCGCAAGGCGTGTCCTGCCATCCGTGCCACCGCATTCACGGCAATTTCCAGTTTTGCGCCCGAGACGAAACGACCGGCGCCGCCGCGTGCCAAGCCACCGTCACTGCCGACACCGTCGCCGCCTTCCTGTTTGAACGCCTCGGCACCGAAGCGCGCGAGGCCGCCCATGCTTGACGCCGCCCAGATCGAGCTCGACGCCCAGGCCGCGGTGCATGCGCTGGCCGACCGCTGGGTGATCGTCAATGGCGCCGAGAAGGTCCGCGTGCTGTTCCGCCGCGACTACGTGAGCGCGCTTGGGGTGGAGTCCGGCCGGCCGAATGTGACCGTCTCAGACCTCGACTACCCCAGCCCGGCCCATGACGACGTGATCGACCTCGAAGACGGCACCCGCTACCTGGTGCGCGGCGTGCAGCCGGATGGCGCCGGGGTCAGTGTTTTGCTGCTGGAGAAACAGGCATGAGCGAAACCGTGACAACTATTCACGGGTTGATGCCGGTCGATCAGCTTGAACACCGCGAGACCGTCGAGGAAACGCCAGGCGGCACGGTACGCGCGACCGAATACTGGCTCGACGGCGTGCTCGTGCATCGCTCGGTCGAG